GGAAACAGAAGATTTGTCAGAAGCAGAAGATTGGTCATCGGAACTAGAAGACTTGTCAGCGGAAACAGCAGAAGAATTGGTGGAAACAGTCTTTGATGATTCACTTTCCGTACTAGATTCACTATCTTCTGTCGATTCTGTATCGGAAGAATTTTTGGAATTTGATTCCGAATCTGAATTATTTTTTTTCTTTTTTTTGGCATTTTTATTCTTATTTTTTTTATTCTTATTTTTTTTATTCTTATTTTTCGCTTTACCTTTTTTTAAAAATGAGAACATACCACCTTTTTTTTTGGAAAGCTTTTTTGCTTCTTTTTTTGCAGTCTTTTTTACTTTATTTACAGCCTTGTTTGCTTTTTTTGAAGCCCTACCTACTTTCGATGCGAGACTCAAGGCTTTTCCGGCAAGAAAAATAACTCCTCCTTTCATTTTGGGTACGAGAAGATATTCATCGTCCTTGACTGGAATTAGAGTTTGTTCCTCTACTGGAATGTTTAAAGTATCTGCAATTTTTTCGTGTATCATGGAGTCATTTGCAAAATCATCCAATTGGATATTTAAATTTTTACCATTTAGTGAATCAATTTGTATACTTTTCATATTATTTATAATAAAAAATATAATAAAAATAGATTATTTCATTTTTCAATATGGTGAAAAATATTTTTGACTTTTGCAAGGAATATAACCATTGTCCTTCCCCCAATTCCTTAACTGACTTTAGTGTTACCTATATTGACTTACCGAATGGTTATAGTGTCATGACCAAAACGTTGGAAGATATATTTCAGTCTTTTTATAAAAAGAATACATTGGGAAAGTTTAAAAATAAATCCAATGAAGAATTGTTTGGTGTCCTTATATATTTTGGATTTATTGAAATGTTTCAATTATTTATCGAAACGAATAAAGATAAATTCTCTATCGTTGATACGATGGACGAACCATACATGAAAAATGAATTTTTTAGAGAAAAACCGATTCATCATCCTTCCTTATTGGTATATAATTTGAATTTCATGTATAATCATGAAAGATATCAAAATGAAAGAAATAAAATTCAATTTGAAAATGATTTTAATCAATCCATTTTTTTCAATTTACTAACAAAAAATGAGAAAATGAATCGAGATGCGTCTGGGAATGTTTCTTTTAAAACGGCTTTCAAATTTGTTTTGCAATATATTTTTTCGTGTGAATTATACATGATGGTGAGGGAGGAAGTATTGAAATGTCGGAACATGTACAATATGAAATTTAATATTTTCATGAGAGAGATTCAATATGCGCAAAAAATGGATACCTGTATTCCGTTTTCAGAATTTATCAAAATGATGGAAAAACTTTTTTTGGATTCGTGTGCCAATCATATTTATAATATTCAAGAGACGGTGGATAACATGGTATTCAAAGACTTGATGGATTATTATCATTTGGATTTTGAAAAGGTTCGTGAATTTTTAAATAGAAAAGATTTAGATTCTCAATCGTATCGATTTCATCATAAAAAATTTAATGTCTATACCAAGAAAGTCAAGGATGATAAAATATATTTCAAATTGTTTCATGTGGTGGATGATTGGATAGTGGATATTTTTGTAAAAGAGTTTGTGAAATATGATTTCAACAATTTGAATTTATTTTCGATTCAAAAGACGATTCAAAATTTTTTCAACAATGTTACTTATCAAAGTCTTCTTTTTGATTCTTTTGGGGATTATTTGGAAAGAAAATTTGTACAGATTCCCAAAAGTTCTGAACAAGATAAAAAAAATCATTTACCAAGATGTTTTCATTCTTTTTCCATGAGAGGAAATCAACTGATATCCCGTAGGATAAAAGATGGTTTCCCTTTGGATTATTTTAATTTTCAAAATATGAATTTATATTTATGGGATATAATTTGTCTCGTGAAATTATATCGAGAAAGTCGTGAACGGACCAATCGTGATTTAACTTCTTTTCTTGGTAAATGGGAATATTACACCAAAAAACCAATCAATATGTTTCCGAAGGATATGGGGAATGACATTTCCGTGAATAGTGCACTCTATGCCATGAAATGTTTTTTCATCATTCCACAAGAAACAAAATTGGTGGATGGTTTGAGTGAACGATTTGCGTATTATTTTAAAAAATATTTTAAAAACAATTTAAGAGAAAAATTAAAAATACCAAAAATACGTCTTCAATGGATTCAAAAGAAATTTTCCATGGATATCTTTGATATTGAAGAAAATCCAATTTACTATTATTGTTGTCGTCAGGAACCGGATTTTTTTAAACAAATCTTGATTCGTGAAAAAGAAGGCATGGAAAGTTATTTAATCCCTGGGTTTCAAGAAGAATCAGAAAAAATAAATTGTGCAATATTCCTTTTTTGTGCTCTCATAGACAAGGAGCAAGAACGAAGTCGATGTTGTCAATTCGTCCTTTTCCTTTTATTTGGGATTCAAATGGAATGTAAGAATCAAAAATATAATGTTATGATACAAAAAACCCTGCGACAACTTTCCAAACAAAAAAAAATTTTCCAACCCCCTTTTCATTTCATCCCCATGGATGAATATTTTTTTCATGATTATTCCACTGTATGTTCCATCTTGGTAAAAAAATATGAATTGTTTATCCAATATATCTTGGACGTTCAATCCATGTTTCACAACTCTGACTCTGAATTTGAAAAAAATGTCCATGACCATCTTTGCCTTTTTTTGGAAGATAATTTTTATACAACCTTGGTAGACGTTCAAGAAAATATCTCATCATGATGGATATTTCGAATGAATGGATGGATTTTTACAAGATATTTTAATTGCTGGGGATTTAACAATTTTGGTTTCGTCGTACTCCAAGAACGGTATTTCACCCTCGTCGAAGTTTTTAACTCGTCTGTATTGGGTGTCAAAAACAAAATCATGTTGAATTTGACAATTGTCTTTTTTAATGAAAAATGTACTTGTGATAAATGTAAAAAAAAATGGGAAAGAGATAAAAACCAATTCTTAAAATTAATATTGGTTGTATCAATATAAAATGAATACGTATTCAAAATACGGAAAATTTCCGTCTTGAAGGTTTTAATTTTTGATGATAATAAAGTTTCGTCCTGAATAATTTCTGAAATATCCATGGATAAAATTTTGACACATTCAAATATTTCCAGACATATCTGTTCTTTTTTCTCTTCATTGATAATCTGAGAAAAAATAATCGAAATGGAATCGATATGAAAACGAAGCATCTTGTCCCAATCAATCACATTCATTTCTTCATACGACAGAGAATTCAACTCATAATACAAAAACATAAAAGGTTTTATCATGATGGGCTCCAAATCCTTCACGGTCGTACATAAATAATCAATATCAAAAATACTTTTTTCAAAAACAGAATCTAATTCTTTTATATAAATGTCTACTAATGTTTCTAATTTAGGATAATTATAAATTAATTTTTTAACATCTCGTATCCACCCATACCACGTTTTTCTATCCCATTGTTTTATATAATTTTTTTTTTCAATTTCAAGTAATAATTTTTTGGGATGTTCAATATACAAAATATCCCCATTTTTATCTTTAACAAATTCAATATACTTGTCTAGATTTTTTATCGGTTTCATGATTAAATTTTCCAACGGATAAATCGATTCTTCCAAAATGAATCTTGATGTGATTGCTCTCAAACTAGTAATCAAACTACAAGAATTTTCAATGAAAAATAAAATCTTGAAAGGAATTTCCTTCATACGACTTTTATATTTTATTTTTTTCTTTCTTTATATCACTTATTTGAACGCAAAGAGAATACCATCATAAAAATGATAATTTATAAAACTAGCATGCTTTTGTAAAAAATCTTGAATTTCCTGTTTGTCTTTTTTCGAATTGATTCGATGCAGTAACATGCCCCCATCTTCCAAAACATGAATTGCTTTGGAAAAAGAAATGATGATATCGAGATAATCGGATACTTGAACCAATCGAAAAGACCCTTCCCGTATTCCATTATATTTTTCAAACTCGATATTGACAAAATCAAAATCATATTTTTCTTTCGCAAGGGCAATAAAATACTTATTCCCATCAATACCAAACATTTTCAATTCTGGAAATTTCATGGACAAAATTTTGGTACTCTCACCACTTTTACAATTTACATCCAATGCACACCCATCCAATTTTCTTGTTCTCAAAAACGCATTCATATTGAAATTGTTATTATCATTAATGGAATATGTGGTATTATACCCATAAGTGGATACTGATTTCTTGAAAAATACTCTCGGGATTGAATTTTTTACCATGGATTGCTGAAAAGCAAAAAGCCTACAAGACAAAAGGAACAGAAACATGATACGTAATGAAAACATTTCTTTCTTTAAATAAAAAATTACCATTTTTTTTATAAATATATATAATTTATTACTTATGAAACCATTTTAAATTTTCTAAAGCCCTTTTTTTTTGATTGTCTGGGATATAAGTGGAAGAGACACTCGTCTCGAATCCATCCCACATGCCACACTCAAATAAAAACCTCTCATGACTCGGAAGACAAGACGTCAAAATTGTGTCATCGACACATTTCAAAAATTCTTCCAATGAAAAATGATTCAAACAAGTACACATCATGGCTTTCAAAAGAAAATCCTGATACTTTTCCACTTTTGGATGTCGATAAATCATACTGTGTAACTCCTCCCTTAAAGTAAACATTTTTTCAATCTCATACTTTACTTTATCACAAAAATATAACTCACCCTCCTTGATGGTGATATTATCAAATATTCTTTCAATGTTAAACGTCAATGGCATCCCGATTTGTTTCGCATCTCTCATCAAATAATCAATCTTGTCCACATCAAAAGACGAATAGGGATTGTTAATGAGATGATGGTACCATTTGTCTCGACGAGGTTTCCATATACAATCACAAATAAATTTATACTCTTTCATACTTATATCAATTTTCTCCTTCGTGACTGGATTCGGATTGTCCATGAGATACTTTAATATCTGACAAGAACGCTCCTCATGGGAAACTGGTAATTCGCTTTTCTTGGATAGCCTCTCTACATACTGGTCATATAAATGACTAAATGGACCATGACCAATATCATGCACTAATCCAGCAATACAAAGTAACTGTTTTTCCCTATCGGACAATCCAAGTACCTGATTATTTTCCTCCAATTTGTTTAATAATTTTCTTGTTACATGATAGACCCCCAACGAATGTTGAAATCTCGTATGGGTGGCCGTCGGAAAGACCTTATAAAGAAGACCCGTCTGCTTTATATAATGTAATCTTTGAAATGGCGTAGTATTAATAATTGAAAAAGCCAACTTGTCCACCTTTATATTATTCCACAAATAACAATAAAATATTTTCTCATCCATCATTCTATTTTTTTCTCCGAAAAATGAATTTTTATAATTTCTATATAATAAAATTAAAATAATTTCATGTTAGATTTTTGTAGTAAATTTTCACACAATGCATATTTCGGTGGATATCCATCCAAAGACGAATTTTATGCATTAATACATGACCTCCAAATTGAATATTTTATAGACTTTACAACCTTGAAAGAACGAAAAAATCTATCTTATAATTATGAATTCGACTTGGTTAATTTTCATAATAAAAAATACCTCAATTTTTGTATTCTAGACAATAAAATACCAACATGTACTTCTTCATTTCTTCGCTTGGTCGCTTACGTTTCGGATAAAATTAAAAACGGCGCTTCCGTCTACCTCCACTGCAAAGGAGGACACGGGAGGTCCACCCTCTTCGTAGCATGCGTTTTAATATATATTCACTCTTATGATTTACACATTTCATTGGAAAATACCAAAATCTTTCATAAAAATCGTAAAAATTTAAAAGAAAAATACAAAGACATGGAAGTACCACAATGTCTCTGTCAAAGAAAATACATAAGTGATATACACGATAAAATTCTAAACAAACATTTGATATAAAAAAATGATATTTATTATAAAATTTAGATTAAAACAAAAAATATGGAAAATAAAATTTGCCATTCAGTGAATGATGATTTTTCAGATAATTATGATTCATCTGTCTATTCTTCCGAGGATGAATCCTACTATGAAGAATATGATGAAAATGAAGATGAAGAAAATTACAGAAACATGGAAGAAAACAATGAAATGGTGGATGAATATGGAGAATATTATTCATCCAATACACCACAACGGCATGACCCCGTAAAACCCTCACCTATGATTAGTAAAGTAGATTGTACAATACCAGAAATCAATCCCTGGACAAAACAAAAAAATACTCCCTCTATCCCCTCTAGCACAACGTCCACCACCAATGTAAAATCCTTGAAGGATATTATGAAAGAACAAGTCGTCGAAGAAGAAATTCTGAAAAAAAAAAAAAAAAAAA